GCTCTGTTATACTATACGCATGATAACTCTCGCACTCACCCTATTGGCTCTGCCACAGGTAGAACTCAATGCTCAACAAACTAAACTCGTCAATGCCCTTATCCAAGTCGAATCAAACGGCAAAGATGATGCTGTGGGGGACAATGGCAATGCTATTGGCTGTCTCCAAATTTGGGAAATATATCACACCGATGCTACCGAGCGTTCTAATATCGGCGGGAAGTATCTTGATTGTTACAAAAGGGCTTATTCTATTATGGTGTTTGACGCTTATATGCGAAGGTATGCCCGTTCCGCATGGACTAATCCACTAGAATTTGATGCTGAAAAAGTTGCCCGAATCCATAACGGCGGACCAAAAGGTTATAAGAAAACCGCAACATTAAAATATTGGAAAAAAGTAAAGATTTTACTTGACAGGAACTAGTCGCTACGCTATAATATACGCATGAAACAAATCATTACCACCTTCTTCTGGGACTGCATCCTTTTTCCTTTCGGCGTAGACGAATACTAATCTTTGGCAAAAAAAGCCTAGTTTTCTCTTGACAATACCCTTACGCTCTGTTATACTATACGCATGAATAAACCCGACCTCAACAAGCCTGTATTTCAACTGTTCCCTCATTTGGTGGGGCAGGTAACAAGGCACGAATGCGTAACCTGTGATAGCAAAATTACTGATGACGGTTTCAGAGATGAAATTAGCATTAAGGAATATGGTATTAGCGGAATGTGCCAAGAATGCCAAGACTCTGTTTTTGGGAATAACGCCGACGAATAGGCTCTAAACCCACATTTGGAGCGGTCCGAGGCAGCCCTAAGTATAGGCGGCATAAGGACTTACAAAAACTTAAAATACTTAAAGATTTTTCCTGTTTTATACTTGACGGATTGGGTGCGCGATGTTATACTAGGTATAATGAAATCACTCGCTACCCCTAAAATATCTAACGCTTCCAAAATGCCTTGCAAATCTTGGTCGCTTCCTGCATGGGATTCTTGCCCAAGTGCGAGAAAGCCTGACGGTTCGCCTGTCGATGCTTGCAATTATTGCTATGCCCTTACGGGCGCATATCGCTTTCCTGCTACGGTAGCAAGCCGAGCGCATAATATGGAAGATTGGAAATGCGATGATTGGGTTTCCGTTATGGTTAAGAAAATTGGCAAGGCAAAATATTTTCGGTGGTTTGATAGTGGTGATGTTTATGATATTAAACTTGCTCACAAAATCTATACCGTTATGGGCTTAACGCCTAACTGCCAGCATTGGTTGCCCACTAGAATGTATAAGGATTCTAAGTTTGTTTCTATATTCGAGCGCATGAACAAATTAGAAAATGTGGTAGTGCGTTATTCTAGCGATTCTATTAATGGCGTAACGGTTGAGGGATTATCTTCCACCATTATACAATCAGCCGATGAGTTTAAGCCGAGCAAGGGCGAAAGTTTATGCCGAGCGTTTGAGCGTGATGGAAAATGCAAATCGTGCCGAGCGTGTTGGTCAAAATCGGTTAAGGTTATAAAATACGCCTTGCATGGAAATAAAGTTAAGGATAAATGGTTTACCGTCTAATAGGCGATTAGACCACGCCGGAGGGCTCTAAACCCACATTTTGGGCGGTCCGAGACAGTCCTAAGTATAGGCGCACAAAGGACTTACAAAAACTTCAAATACTTAAAGATTTTTCCTGTTTTATACTTGACAAAATGAGTGCGCTGTGTTATACTGTTAGCATAATGAAAAACAATAATACCCTCTACATTCCCACTCTAGGTAGAAGCCTAGACCTCCGTTCCATCGTCATCGACGGAGTCGATATCACCGACGCTTTCGATTTTTGCGACGCTTTCGTATCCGAAGCACTCTGGACTGACGGCTCTCATCTCGGAAATGATGAGTTAGAAATCATCATGGACAACTCAGATGTTCAGCAAATCGTTAGGGAAAAAGCCTATAATTTTTGTGGTTTTTAACTTGACAAACGCCGTCCGCTATGGTATACTATAGCATAACAAATAACAAAGTCCTACCTCTAGGCATTCAATAAAATGAAATACTTTCTCAATCAACTTTCTCTCTTCTGCGCTCGTCGCTTTGAGTCCGCTTATACTAACGGCTCTAGCAAGTCCGCTGATTTTTGGCTTAACCGCTACATTAACACTCGCCGTATGCTACCTAAAATGGTAGACGGTAACCATTGGGGTAACCATAGATGGTCAAATGCCCGTCCTTGGAAAGCCACTCAAGGTTTCTAAGTCTAAAAAGGTTTGGGGGAGCCTTGAACTACTGCCACGCCGCTTTTTCTAAAATCCCCTTTTTTTACTTGACAAAATCGAGCCGCGCGGTCCGCGGCGGTCCTAAGTATAGTGATTATAACAAGTTATAATAAAATGGAAAATCTTTTGAAATAGTCGTAACTCGTTATAAGTAAAATACTTACAAAACGGCGAATCCTTGCAATTTGTAGTCCGCGCCTGTATAATAGTAGCATAATGAAAAACATCTCACCCTTCATGTCTCGTCGCAAAGCTAATAACCAAATGCCTCTCGCCAAGGAACTAATCATTAACACTTTCTTCAAATCTATTCGTGATACCATTGGAGAGGATAAGCTCACCCATGATGAGGAAATAATCCTAGTCCTTGAATGTATGAATACCGTTTGGGACGATGAGGAACTCAACGCCGAAACACTTAGCGAATACCTCGGAATCCAGGTTTAACGCCCTCCAACAGCCTCTAAACCCCAAAAAGGAGCGGTCCGAGGCGGTCCTAAGTATAGGTGTAGTAAGGACTTACAAAAACTTAAAATACTTAAAGATTTTTCCTGTTTTATACTTGACGGATTGGTTTCGCTATGGTATAATATGCCTATGAAAATGACTCGCTCCCACTTTGAAGCATTGGCGACTACTTGCGCCAATATTATCGTTAGCATAAACGCTAACAGAACCCAAACAGATTCCATCATATTGGAATTTTGCAATATGTGCAAACGCTCAAACCCAAAATTTGAGGGTTCACGGTTTGTAAATTGGGTTCAAGATATTTTGATTGAAAATTCTTGAAAATACTGATTTTCTCTTGACAACGGAGGTGAAATGTAGTATAATATATTGCATGAGTTAAAATTCGAGTTTTGGGGTTCTCGCATAATTTGTTGAGATTTCATGGAAAAACCCCATTTTTTACTTGACAATACGGGTGCGCTCGTGTATAATAGTAAACGAGTCGGAGAGGCAACCTCACCCATTGGACATCCTAGGTCGGAGAATTCCGTAATGTGCCATGAAGGTTGGACGAATAAAGAAATCCTCTCTTGCTCTTCTAATGGTTTTTCTCACAAAAAAACCATTCCCATCCCCGGCAGGGGTAGGTTTCCCGTTGACGCGGGTGGGTTAGAAAGCCTTGGTAGCTCCTAAAAACCCATTTTTTTCTGGGGGTGATTGGTGTTCGACTGGTAAACCTATCATGGCTCTTGTCAGGACGTGGGTTCGATTCCCACCACCTCCACCACCCTTTGACTTATAGCAGCCCTTGAGGGGCGGTCCCACGCGAGTGTAAGTATAGGCTGGGTAAGGGGTTAAGGTTGTTCTTGACTTTTAGCACCGGATATGTTATACTATATGTCCCAGCCCCAGGCACCAGGCTGCCAGCCAGGTAAAGTTTTTTTTTGAAATATTCCAACATTTTGTCCATTTTATCCTTGACTTTTAGCAACAACTATGGTATACTATGTATTCAATAATCAAGACCATTACCCATAACCCAAAGGAGAAACTAAAATGGCAAAACATCGTCCCGTAGAACAAAGAATCGCAGAAACCATGAAGCAACTTTCAATGCTTCAAGCAAAGGCAAACGCCGATGCGGTTAATGCTGACCCTCGTATCCTTGCTATCGGCAAGCGTATTCGTGAAATCAATAACTCAATGCTCAAGTTCAACCGTTGGAATACGGAATGGGAGCAGAAAGTAGAAGATTTTGAGAATCGTGTTGCTACTTGGATTGAGCGTGGAGAAATCGCTAAATCTAAAATCTCGGAAGCAAATAAGCAACTCCGAAATCTGAAAGATGAGCGTCAAACCTTGAGTGAGAACATTGCTCAAGAAATCGCTAACGCTGACTAGGTGTAGAGTGTTTCATACTAGGGGGATTATCTTCGGATTTTCCCCCTTTTTTACTTGACAAAATGAGCTCCGCGGTCCCGGGCGAGCCTAAGTATAGGCGAGCACAGCACTTACGAACGAAAGACAGTTATAGTAGCATAAAATCAAAAAAATCAAAGAAAATAAAATTATTATTTGTGCGGTTGTAAGTCTTTACTATTGACAAAGTTACGCTGATATGGTATAATAAATCCGTGATTTGGGCGAGAACCCCTCTGCTCAGGAAAACCAGACTTGCACGCCAACCTGTTTTCATAAAAAATCACAACAACATCTTATGAAAAAAAATAGAATAGGTTATTCAATGACATATAGTGTATACAAGTAGTATTCATATAGGCATAGTCCTGTGGGGTTTGTTGTTTCTCTCCCCATAGGATTATGTTTTTTTCTTTTTTCTTTGCTCTTTTACATTGTCGTTTAACGGATTGCCAGCATTATGTAATGTTATCATAAATGCCATATATGGTGTATTTTTTGATAATAAATCATAGCGAAAATCAAAAAAAATACATTTAATGTTGTGTAAATGCCATCTTGACTTATAGCATAATAGGGGTGTGTGAGTTTATTTTTATTTTTTGTTGTTATAACAAGGCGTGTAACAGATATAAAAAAATATGAAATAAAATAAAAAAACACCCATATCTTACAAGAAGATACAGGTATTTATAGGAGAATATGGTAAGAAGCGTTAGACAGACAAGCCTTGACTTATAGCAGAGTCTATATTATACATATATGTTTTACCCCTATCTTACCCTACTATGGGGTAATATGTTATTCCCAAAAGGGGTTCTTCTTCTCAGAAGTGTTGCTTTGACTTATAGCAACTTCTTCCTCTACTTCTTCCCAATGGGGGAGGGGGTATATCTCACTAGCAATGTGTGTTCCTACTAGAGGACTTTGACTTTTAGCAACACTACCAAAGGCATTATGTCCTTTCTCTAATACGGACTCGCATTGCTTGGTAATATGGTCTAGGAACTCTGCTGTTTCATGGTCTATATCATCCTTTTCTGCTTCTATATGTTTGTTAGTTATCCTAAGTAGTTGTTGTATGGAATATAGTTCTTCTGTGCTTATGTCTATGTTTAGTTTCATGTGATTATCTACTGTGTGTTCAGTTATCATCTATACAAGGTTAAGGGCAGTATCTCACTTTTGATTCTGGAGATACCGCCCTTTTATTACTTTTATGCCGAGTTGCGTTGTTTGAGATTAGAAGGACGATTTCCATCTCGCTTCATCTCCTTACGCTTATTTCGGTAATACTCATCTTGACCCATGTTTTGGTCATATTCGTATCGCTGAAACTCCATACGGTTTTGTCGTTGCTTCATTTGCTTTGTAGGGGATTCGTAGGTAAGGTCATTTACCAAGTCTCCTGCCATAAAGCCCAAAGCGAACATTAGAATTAGTGTCAAAGCACTTTTTGTATCTGTTTTAATCATTTCTTTATTATTAAGTTGTGGGTTTGTTATCCCAAGAAGTCCATTCAGTTTTACCTGTTTGGAGGTTCACAACACACGACTCAAACTCATCAGATTGGTAGCGTTTTCCGTGTCCATTGTGATGTTGTGAATAGTTCTTTGCTTTGTTTATCGCAAAACCTCGTATTTCGTAAGGGTATCCCCAAGAAGAAGCAAGCATAGTCCACTCTTTTTTCTTTCCCCAAAACGGATTCTTTGATGTTACGAAAACCATATAGCCATGTGTGTGTTTGCGTAAAGGAGGAAGCCCGTTTTGTTGAGGAGATGTTGTTACAGGCATAGCCATACTAGACCTCCGAAAACAGTAACAGCAGTTAAAGTCATAACGCAAGCCATCATTCGTGCTGAGGAGTCTGCTTCTCGGCACATCTCGTTCCACTCGTCAGCAGTATACATTTGGCGTTTCGTCAAATCATCTTCCTTCTTAGCGTAATGCTCTTTAGTATCTCTGTAATCCATTACTTACTCCCTTTTCTTACAAGTTCTCGGACATAGAAACGAGTTTTATCCTTACCGATAAACTTACGCTTCATAACCGATAGGTTATCAACAGTTTTACTTAACTGTTCCATGTATTTCTCAGCCTTTGTGCTGTTGCTGAATCTCTTTCGTATTCTGTATTTGCTTGTTGTTTTCATTTTGTTCGTTGTTGTTTTTGTAGATGAAGGTAAAGAATCCCCAATACCCTAGTATCGGGAAGAATATCAAAAAGGCTAATAACGCTTCTTTCAATACCCATTTTACTTTACGCTTATACATTATGGTATCATTTTGTTGTATTCTTCACACCAATAGCAGTTCGGCATAGGCGTATTCTCTTGGAAATGTATTTGGTGGTTTACCCAATACGCTTCCGAATATACATCTTCTACCATGCTACATGAGCATAAAGAAAAAATAAGAAAAATCACACATACAAGCGTTCTAATGAAAGCCATTGTGTAAAATCCTTTCTCAAATAGTTTTTCTAACATTTCAAGTTCCTTTGTGATATGTTGAGATAATACCTTTCATGGCATCATCAAACTTCATTTTGATTAAGAACTGTCTAGTATCATTACCATCTTCAACGGTAATAACAGTATACTTTCCTTTCTCTTCTGCGTAGAGGATATGTTCCATGTTGAACATAACCTTCTTTTCCTTAGTTCCTTTTACGAGTAACCCTGCTTGGCAATCCCATGATTCAACATAGAATACTCCACCTGTTACTGCTTCAATCTCTGCTTTTAGTGGCACAATCATTGTTGCCAACATTATCATTCCTATTAGTTTCATTTAGTAATCTCCTGTGTAGTAATGGTTAAAAGTTTCTCCTTCCCCATCTGTTTCTGTTTGTGCTTCTTTGCGATAGTCTGCTTTATTAGGAAAAACATTTCTCACACCACAAGGTTTCCCACCATCATTTTCTGTTCGTGGAATAATATGCCAATGTAAATGATTTACTGTTTGCCCTGCGTATGTTCCCTCGTTTACTCCAATGTTAAAATCAGTAGCGAAAGAACACATTTGTTTTGCTTCGCTGATAGCATTATGTAAATCACTCCATTCTTGAACCTCATACTGTGAAACATGAAGTAAATGGCGTTTAGGAACAACAAGCAAATGTCCTTTCGTTATTGGGTATTTATCTTTCACGATAATGTGATGGTCAGTTTTTATACCTGTGGCATCACAAAATACACACCCTGTAAAACATTCGTTACACTCGTTACAATTACTACTCATCTTTACTTGTCTATTCTGAAACCCTTGAAAACAGGGTGTCTAAGTGAACCCTTTGGAGTCATGTATTGGTATTTTACTTCGGCGGTTTTTCCGATGTATGTAGGAAGGTCATTCCAAAAAGAATATCGTTCCTCATCATTATAGCCACCACCGACACGAATCCGAACCTTTGTTTGTGGATTCTCAACAATAAGTCCTCCTAACACCCCCTCGTATTTTCCTTTTCCCTCATACGCATCTACGACAGGGAAATCTACCGATAGTTCATCTTTGATTTTCATCCAATCCCAAGTGCGTTTGTGCTGATACAAAGTATTTTTCTTAACCATCACACCTTCAACATTAGAATCCATAGTTTCCCAAAGGTCTTTGAATGCCAACACTTCTTCGATACAGCAACATTTCTTATGTATAACATAATCTATCACACCAGAAATATGGGTAGAGATTTGATTCTTTACCAACTCCTTACGAGTTAAGTAATCTCTACTATCATTCTCAAAGAAAGCATCAAAGATTTGGTATTCAAGATGTGGTGCTTGCTTGCTCTTTCTACGAACATCGCCAACACACTTCATAAAACCTCCTTCGTTGTTTACTACTTCTCCATCAACATAATACTCAACTCCTAAATCAAGTTCTAATAATGGTTCTACTAAATGGTCAAGAGTATAAACCTCTTTTCCACTACGGAAGAAAAACTCTACGGTATGTTCTTCTGTGTTTACTTTAGCAAGAACACGAACACCATCATACTTTGGTTCAACATAGCATGGGTATTCTAGTTTCCTGTCATCTAAATCTTTTGCTAACATAGCAATCTTATCCTTGTTCATTTTCATCCTCCTGTTCTGTTTCTTGTTCTGTTTCTTGTTCTGTTTCTGTTACGGAAGAACTCATTATAAATCTTGCGCCTTCACAGCACCAACATTTGTATCTACGGTAACCTTTCATGGTTTCTTCCTGTATGCCTGTGCCACTACACACAGGACATTTTATCATATTAGTTTTCTTTGTCATTCTTCTCCTCTCTTTCAATAAGGTTCTCCAAATACCATTTAGCCTTCTTCAAGTCCTCTACCCCATGCTTGTATTTGTATCGAGTAACATATTTGATAATGTTACCCTCAACAAAATCCATACACCAAGAGTTAATATAAGAAGTAGTTTCTACACCTCTATTATAGTGTTCGGGGTGGTTAATGTTATCAGTCATCACAAACATCTCCGTATCGAACCTCACTTGGTTTTGGCTGTGCTAGTTCTTCGGCAGTCCAAGTTTTTATATCTTGATAACCTGCGAACTCCAAATGACCACACGCAACATCATCACTATGTTTAGCGAACTTAACCGCTTCCTTTTCAGTAGTCGCATCTACAAATACCCATTCAATAGCATGACACTTTCGTGCCACTACATATCGTTTTTCTTTTTTCTTTACCATGATTTTTTATCTCCTAAAATCTCGTGTTGAGTTGATGAGTAGATTTCTCGTAATTCATCATCGTCATACCAATCACTAGAATTAAATTCTACTCGTTGTTCTAATGTTATATCTGCTTTTTCCATTACAGCACCTAAAACATCTCCTGTGTCATACTGTTTTAGTATTTTACCATTACTTACTTCTACACCATACAAGAAAGCATCACTTTCTTCTGTGGCTGTGAGAGTGAAAGTTAGATTAGGATACTTCTTTGATGCTTCTAAAAGCCAATCGTGAGGAGGACTCCATGCCGTATCAAACCTATAATGTAACATTACACCATCATCATAGGTATCAACTTCACAAGCGTTCCATTTAGTTCCCCAATGCTCACAACACCAACTGTATCCATCAGTAGAGTATTTATGATTCTTAGCGTATTCAGAATCCCAAACACTCGCTGAAAAATCAAGTTCTGTTTCGCAACCGTCTTGTTTGTCGTTTTTCCAAGTTTTCCTAACACTCTTGTGGTCTGAAGCAAACTTTTTACGGCTTGCTTCATTCCCTTCAACTTCCAAGTTATTAAATGTCCAATTAGGCATTTGTTTCTACTCCTTTCAGTTTACTGTTATAGTTTCGTGAATAGATAAGTTCTGCTTGTGCCACAGGCAAAGGAAAACCCTTTTCACGATAATCTAAAGAACCTCTTTTGATATTACTCAAATCGGATTCCTTATAATGTTCTCCATAAGTTCCCATTAAAATATTCTTTACAGTTTCTTGTTCGTATCTCTGCGAAAGATATGGATTGCTTTGTGGGCTAGTCAAATAGTCTGTTCCCCTTGAGTAATAACTGTAACCACGACCTGCTCTATTCTTAAAGAGAGTTCTATCGAAGAAAGTAATGTTACTCTCTGCGATGTTAGTGTCCAACTCACGAAGTGCGTTTGCTACATCAAGGATTCGTGGAACAAACCATGAAGATTCTACACGCAAGTTTCTCCTCCAATCGTTTCTATTTTCAGTTTTCTTGTTATGCTCTTGTTCCAAGTTGTTATACCTAGCAACAAGGTCTAGTAAGTAACCTCTAGAGATTGCTACACCAAACTTATTCGCAGTATAAACAAACTTTACAGCAACCTTATCAGTATCAACAAAAGAAGTAAACACCTTAGTTACACCACTATTTCCTTCTTCATTAACCCATTCAACCAAAGGCTTAAATGGTTTAATAACCTCGTCAGAAATACCATCATGTCGGTAATTGTCGATACTACCATCAAATAATGCCATTCCAAAAGCAAGCAAACCCAAATCGTTGTCATTCATTTTGTAAGGACTCTCAAAACCTGCTCTGTCAAACACATTGTTGGCAGTCCTCAAAAGTTCGATGATGGTCATTACACCTTTTAATGTGGTAATCGTTGCTTCCACAGGGATTGTTTTATTAGTTATTTTAGCCATTTCTATTCTCCGAAATCATTTATTAGTTGTTTTTGTAGTCGTTCAATGCTATGTTTGATTTGCGACTTTGGTTTGTTTGTGTATGTTGCCATGCGATTGACATTTATTCTACCGCTTGGCTTAATCATCTTGCCATCTTGTTGGATAGCGTCAATGATTTCTTGTAAGTTAGCATCAAAGTTTTCTAATCCGAAAGGTTCAAAAGCCTCTTTTGGGTTTATCGCTTTCTCAGTAAGTAAACTTTCTTCAATCGTTATTTGCCTACGCAAAGGTTCTCTCTTTACAATCTTCATTCCTTGATTATTCTTTTTGTTCCACAGACAAGTTTTAATATACTTATCAAATGCTACTGTATCAAAGAAGTCATCAAACTCTGTATTTGTTGATTTGGCAAAAGTTCGGATTGCGTCTAAACAAGTTATGCTTAACTCTTGGTAAGAATCTGCCTTATCATTTGTGATAGGGTCTTGTCCGATTCTGTGCGAGATGTGCCACATAAGTTTTTTATACTTTTTCTCCACCTTTTCCCATTGTTCATTAGAAATCATAGTGCTTCTCCAATAAAGGTCATAAAGGTATTAAACATTTTAACATGAAAACCATCGTCATCACATTCAATCACATTCTGCCCATACACATTGGTCATATGGTTATGATTACTTCTGCCACCGATAGACATTGTTGCGTTAGGAACATTTCTCAAATACTTGATTCGCATTTGCTTATTTTCCTCGTCATTGAAACTCATATTGTTACTGCCCAAAGAGCAATACGCATCTCCATCAGTTAGATTAAACAGAACTACATTCTTCGTAACAATGTTCTTATTCATCCATTTTAACAAAGCAGGTAACACAGCATACTCAGCAGTATAACTGCCATCGTTGCTACCACCTCTCTTAATGGGAGAAACACAATCTAACTTCAAGATTTTATCAAAGTCCAAGTTCTTATTAGAGTTACTAAACACTCTTGTAAGAGTAACAAAACTTCCGTTATCAGTTCCTGTGATTGCCTTACCATGATAGGAAGGGGCAGACTTTAGGAACACTTCAATCTTGATTTCATTACCTAACACATCGTTTACCGCTTTAGAAAAAGCGGATACAATAGCATTACACACACCAATACGAGTATATCCTTTCCCAAAGACTTCCACGCCACAATCCATAGAACCACTACCGTCAATTAACATGACGATAGTAGTATCTCCATTAGGCACTTTTGTAGTTTGTAAAAAGATATTATCACTAAACGGACTCCTATACGCTCTACGAGGGTCTAATCGACCTTTAGTTGAGTGAAAGGCTTTTGGTTTTTTACTTTCAAGAAGCAATGAAACTTGATTCTTGAATCGGTTATACATAACATCTCGGAGATGTTTGTTATCCTCTGTCCTCCAATCTTGGACGGAGAACATTCCCTCTTTACAGAGGGAAATGTTGTCGGTATTACTTCTAGGCATCAGTTACAGAAAACTCCCAACACCCTTCGGCGTTTGTTCCTACACAACCTTTGTAAGAATTACTGCCACATTTACAGTCAAACTTGTCATGTATAGCATCAAACTTAATGTGTTCACTTAAACAATCGTCATCAACACAACTTGTTCCCTTGAAGTTATCCTTCATCGCCATTTTAGGAAATTTCGTTCCATCTAAGTATCCTCTAAGTTTTGAAGCCATGTTAGCATGAAACTCCGTAGCCTTTCTTGCTTTCGCTACTTCAACAGCGTTACCAACAGTAAAATCAGTATTAAGAGTAAGACCTTCTCCTAGCAAGTATGATACTGCTGAGTTCATTTCTTCTACACTCTCATTACTGCGTCCACCAACACTATTATCTGTTTGGATATTAGGGCATCGCAGTTTAGCAGTTTCTACTAAATCACGAACCACATTTGGCTTAGGGAACAAACTGTTATGTTGGTCGGTCAAAATCTCGCCCCCCATAACTGCTCTATCAAAATACTTATATTGCTTAGAGTAGTTTCCTCCAAACAAAACACTTATACGCTCTTTTACTTCGCTCACAAGAGTTGAACATTTCTGAACCGCCTCTTGTTGAATCTTTTGGTAAACTGCGTATTCCTTTTCATATCCTAACATATCTTGTTCGGACACGATAGCAAGTGCTTCTTTGGGTAGTGATTGGGCATCTTTTAAGTAATGCTCCATGTGATACATTTCGGGTTTATTAACCATTGTAATCTCCTTTGTTATTTTGTTGCGTCAAAAATGACGGTATCGTAAGTTGTGTTTGTGTCTCTTCCAAAGTTCTCAGTAGTCGTATGGACTTGTATGTTAGAGAAGTTTTGGATTTGAGCATTTAGTTCTGCTGATATTAGTTGTGTCCTAGCATCAGCGTTCATTGTTTTAGCAAACTCCTTCATTGGAGTTTCCTTTTTGGCGAAGGGCTTACATTGTGTTTGCCCATTTTCAACAGCGTCATCATGCGACATTGTTTTCTCGCCTTCTGTTTGTTCTATTTCAGTAGTTGTATCGTGCGTCTTAGCAAAATCTCCTACACTTTTCTCTTCTAAGGTAATACCTTTTGTAGCACCACCATCATCTCCTGCTTGGTTAGCAAGGTCATTTTGTAGTTCTTCGTTTACCATATCTCCAACATAGTCATCAAACATATCCATCAAATCTTCCCCATCGCCATCATTAGGTTGTGGTGGAACATACTGATTAAATAGTTTGGCAACTTCTTCTTGGCAAGTATCTCTGAATCTATCAAACACATTTGTGATTGCTTCAACAGAACCCATCCCACAGATTTCTTCTGTTGTAGGAGAAATCTTTTCAATCAAAGGGTCATTGTAGTAACCTTTATGATGAAATATGAAACGGAACAACATGGTATGTAAAGAATCCCAATCCTCAATGTCCCCTTTCTGTCGTGCTTCCTCAAACTTCTCAAAAGCATTTTTGTCTATCTTGTCGATATACTTTTTTAGGTTTGGGGGAGTGTTAGTGTCAATCCTAACATCTTCAGTCGCATTTGCTAAACCGAAAAGGACTCCACACGCTTCACGAAGAAAAAACAGATTTGGGTCATATCTCTCATCATCTTTAGGCTCACGCAAAATAGCGTTTAGCGTATATGATGAATCTGAAAATACAACTTCCGCAATCGTCTTTCCATTGTCTAGTTTGAGACTATTTAGAATCTTATTAAGTAAAGACCAAATAGGTGCTACGGTTTTTTCCTTTACAGGAGTATCTTCAATGTGCCTTAGTTCGTGAATCATCGCACCAATGGTTTCATCAACACGACCTTCTTTCAACATATGATATGGTATAAAGATTTCTTTCTTATCCGTATCAGCACATGGGATACCCTCAACAGGAAATCCAACTTTCACATCTACATTGGGAACAATCACATCTCTGTAATACTCAATCAAAGTCTGAATATCATAGAGAGTCTTAGGAGATAAGTCTGTAATTTTCTTATCCCCCAACCACTTATTCATAAGTGTTGCGTCTATTTCCCTTTCGTTCATTAGTTAAACATTCCTAAAGAATCAGCGTATTCACGCATAATGTTTGCGTCAGAAGTAATGCTACTGCTATCTTGCTCAAACATAGACAACAAAACATTGTTCATAACTTCAGCATCAGTAAACTTACCAACTAAACTACAACAGTTTAGAATCATACGAGGAGACATTTTCGCAGAAATGCGAGACTTTTCGTATTGTTGATGACTATAATCATAAACACTACACAAGTTAGCCATAGAAGAAGCAATCTCCTTACCATGAACAGTCTTAATGTATCCTTTCAACTCTTTTCCTGTCATGTATGGAATGTTGAAAATCATAAATCGGTCTTGTAAAGCCCTGTCAATAGAACGAGCAGATGAGTATTCCAAACCTACATTGGCAGTAGAGATAAATCTAACGCCATCAGCAACTTTAATAGTTTCACCTGTTTCTTCTACATGAACCTCTTTACGAAAATCCAAAAGTGGGAAGATAATGTTATACGCATCATCACTTGCTCTACTCAACTCATCAAGAATAATCAAAGTATTTTCTTGTTGAATCGCATTTATGAAAGCAGATTTCTCAAACTTGGTTTCACCATCTTGTAATGTGTGATAACCAATTAGTGTAGTGCGAGCATCTTGTGTCGAACCCATGTTTACAATAACCACATTCATGTCTAGGTCATCAGCGATTTCCTTACATAAAGTAGTCTTTCCACAGCCTGTTGCCCCTGTCAATAGAACACTTTGTTCTTGCGAAACAAGTTCCGCTATCATATCTTTCTTGATTTTATCTATTACAAACATTTTACCTCCTTTTAGTATTGAGTTGAAATGGGAGTTTGTGAGTCCCACATTGAACATATATTATACCAAAAAAAGTGCTTCCTGTCAAGTATTATTATGCCATAATAGAAAAATACTTACATAAACTTGTTTTATATTACAGGTTCGTGTAAGTCGTTTACAGCAAAGCAGTTACGCTCAGGGGGTAAAATGGCGTTCGTAAGTCCTTTGCCCGCCTACACTTACGAACACGCCCACGACCTCAGATTACAACTCTTTGTCGGACTCAACCTCAAACCATTTAGACAACTCTTCGTTACTAGGAGCGTCATTTTCAATCCACAACATATCTCTAACCCTTTGTTCCATTTCCTTATCTAACCAAGTTAGTCGCTTAAAAAAATTACTCAAGGCTTTATCTTCTGTTCTCAAATGCGTGAGGTATAATAGTATAGAGTATTGCTCTAGCATAACCTTACTAGAATCAAGTTCTTTCACAAATAAAGACTCACTTGTGAATCCCATCATTCTCATAACCGCTTTTCGTTCTTTCTCTGACGCAGTTATGCGAGCCAAAGGTAGAATATTGAAAAAGGCAAATACCTCATCATCATCCATGTTTAGTCGAAACGAAATGTTATTCATATAAGTATTTATGTAGTTTAGGGTATTCAGGAGTTTGTATTGGGGAGAAATGTCTATTATGATAATGGCTAACCGCTCAACCAGTTTTTTATACGATTCTGTATTGAGGGAACGATTTTCGGCATACCACTAATGATGTATCGCTGAAACTCAGATAAGTCCATCACTTTTACCTTTGTTCCTTTACAATTCGTTTTCAACCACTCTTTTGCCCCTTGCTTAAATCCATTTCCTTCAATCACAATGATTGCTTCGGATTCTGGTATTGTTTGTGTAAAGTTCATGTAAAGGTAAGGTAGTTTTTCATCGACACTCCCAGCAGAATGTTGGGTTTTACATTCTATCCTTACCTTTCTTGACTTATAGCAGAGGACAAACTCAGAGCGACATTTGGTATTGCCATATATGTTTGTGTATGGCACATTCTTAAGTAGAATATCCTCATTATCCTCTCTTGACTTATAGCGACTCGCATACTCGGAGTCTACTTTCAAGTTCTTGATGATAAGATTCTCAACTTGGGATTCAAGTTTCAATCCTGATTTATTTGCTTTTGTTCCTTGTTTCATATTAGTTATTATCCATGGGGTTTTCATTGTTATATACCTTGCCTTGACTTATAGCAACGCTTATATTTACGTGGTAGGGTGCCTGGGAGTCGAACCCTGGACTAGTACCCCTTAGTATTATTATAGTCTTTGACTTATACTTACGCACGTAATAATGGTAGGGATGCCAGGACTTGAACCTGGGACCTACGGCATATAAGACCGGCGCTCTAACCGACTGAGCTACATCCCCCCCAGTCTTATAATAGCTTTGACTTATGCTTACGTGCGCTCAATACGGTAATAAACTGTACCGAATGCGTATGCCTGGGCGGAGTCTTCCTCGCCTGTAATCTTGAGGGCGGTGTTAGCACTTAGCTTAACACCTACTGGGAATGTCATATCACTTTGTACAGGGTATACTCCTTGGCATCTTAGTTGCCACAAAATAGTATAGGTACCTTTGTCCCCATCAGTTAGGTACAACCTACCTGCGGTAGAAGCCGTGCTTCCAGCCATTGACATGTTTACTCCGTATAAAACAATACGGTAGCCAGTCCCGGGAGCGGCTATTAATGTTGTGTCAGACATAGCAATATCCCCGTTGGCATCAAAGTCTACAGCACTGGCTGAGATATAATTGGTTTCATTAAACATTAGTTCACTCTCCTGTTTACTGGATTGTGTAATTCTACTACCAGCGAGCCGTCACAGGGGGTCTCGATAACCAACTGAGCGGGTAGAGCTGGCATTCCTATGTAACCTACTTTGGTCTCCGTGGCTATAACCACACCACACTCTGGGTTTTCCTTAATGTATTTCGTGCCTGTGTTAGCGTCATACGCTAAATACGAGGTTTTATCGAAATCTAGTTTTGTCCCATCGGAATCCGGGTCCCACAATATAACAGCGTACTCAAACCCTGCGGTTGGTATTGGGTCAGTCTGAATCTTAGAGTCGTCAGCAGGCTCAAAGGTGTACCGCGCATAATTCCTCTGCTCTCCCCATTCTCCTGTCCGAGATAAAGGTGAGTTACGTGTTGGGTCAATATTAGTAGCCATATCTTATGTACACTTGTCCGTGTTAGGTGTTTCTAATTGATTAGGATTACGTGTATCAGTCGTCATTACGGGCGCCACTGCGTCCTTCAGAGTTTCTATGGAGTAGGTAATAGTACCATTCCAGTATACATCACTAGGTCGCACCCCGTGGTTTAATATAGTGAGGTCGCTTCCCTGGTTCTTTTTGTCTATGAAAGGTGTAAAGTCGGGATTCCACTCTTCCGTACACATTACTCTCACCGGGTAACCTGGGTGACAAGGTACAGGAGGGTCAAAAGTGGTTTGTCTAGTCATACCCACTGCATCCCCGTGGTGTCTGTATTCAGCGTGTACGTTTGATTCATGTTGAGTGTTGTTTAACGCTCCATACGATTGCAGAGCGCTAGCTGGGGGACCTGAGGGATTAGCACTAAACGCAATCCCCGCCCAGCCAGCCCAATGCGGGTCAAATCCATGGTTCGTGGGGTACTTTCCGTCGTAAACTGTCATTGTACCTTTAGGTTTCCCAGGTTTGATATTCCACGCATCCTCTTTCAGGGAGGTGTCTCCGGCTGAGTCCATAGTAATTCCATGTAATACTACACGTTTACACGTATTGTAATACTTCTTATAAAGAGATATATTACGGATACACCAAACGTCTGTGTGATTGTTTGCGTAACCTTGGCTAATGTCCCTTAGCCCTGCCCAACCCAATACAAGGTTAGTAGATGACGCATCCGTCTTAAACGTGGAAGATACAACCCCTAAGTCCTGATATGTGGTGTTGTTACCCCAATTAGCTCTAGTGTCTTGGTTGCCGTTTATATGTCTCGCCTTTGCTAAAATATACGGACTCTGTAGGGAGTGGAACACCTGAAGGTCGTGGATTTTGTCTTCATTTGGAGCCTGACCACCCCCACCCCCATTATAGGTTGGATAACATTGAGCAGAAGATTCCCAACAAGTTCCTCCCCACACAAATAACGCTCCAGAATAATCTTGACCTCGATACGTAGACCCTGCATTAACGCAAGAAACCTCTGCGGTTATCAAGTACTCGGTGTTGGGTTCTAAGGCTGGTGTTTCCACCACCGTGCCATGCGGCAATGTAACGGTTTCGTGGTGAACGTTTGTATTAGAGCTAAGAACAGCCCAGCAAGAGCTAAAGTCTTTTATA